TGACATGTGCATTTCCGCGCCGAAAGTTTCGGCTGCAAAACCCGATCGTGGCTTCGGCGGACAACCGCGAGGCCAACCAGAGCGCCGACATCGAGGCCCGGCTGCGTCGCCGGCGTTCCGGTGCCGCAGCGAACGTTCTGACCAGCGCCGTGGGGATCCCCTCCACCGGGCAGTTGGGGCAGCCGGCATGAACAAGGCTGTCTTGAACCACCCGGCCGCCGAAGAGGCGATCCAGCGCTGGGGTGAGCTGAAATCGACCAGGGCCTTCCACGAGCCGGACTGGGAAGACATCGCGCGACTGATCCGTCCGCAGCGCGGCGGCTTCTCGATGAGCCGGCCGGAGAACCGCGAGATGGAGAAACCGCTCTCTTCGGAGCCGATCATGGCGCAGTCCAGCTTCGCATCGGGGATCTACGCCTCGATCACCAACCCGGCCAATCGCTGGGCCGGGCTGGAAACGCCGGATCCCGAGTTCAATGCCTGGAAGCCGATGGCCGAATGGAATGACCTGGCAACCCGCCGCGTCCTGCAGAGCCTGGCGCCGACGGTATCGCCATTCTACAGCGCGACCTTCCAAGCCTATTCCGACATCGCGGCCTTCGGGAATGCGGCGGGCTACGACGAGATCGACCTGGGCAAGCGCAAGTTCGTCGACGTGACCATGTCGCTGGCCGAGGTGGTGGTCGATATCGACGCCCATGGGAGGGTCAACGAACTGGTCAGGAAGTTCACCCTCACCCCGCGCGGGGCCGTGCGCGAGTTCGGCCGCGATGCCTTGCCCGAGCGGGTGGTGGAAGCGGCTGCCAACCGCGACAGCGGCCGGATCACCTTCTACCGGCATATCCTGCCCAATGACGACTTCGTGCCGGGAAAGCTGGGCCATCGGGGCAAGCCCTTCCTGTCGATCACCGCCTGCGAAGAGGGCAGGGCGCTGGTCAAGGTCGGCGGCTATGGCGAAATGCCGGTCTACTTCCCGCGCTGGGATGTCGACAGCGGTCATACCTACGGCACGGGGCCGGGGTTCATCAGCCTGGCAAGTGCCCGGATGGTCCACCAGATGGAGGCCGCGACGATCCGGGCGGCGCAGTTCGCCGCAGATCCGGTGAAGCTTGCGCCCGACCGGGACGCGATCCCGCTCGATGGGGTGATCCGGCCCGGTGAGGTGCTCTACGGCGGGGTCAACATGCGCGGCCAGGAGATGGTGCGCAACATGACCAGCAATCCCAACATCGGCCTGACGATGGAGGAGAAACGCGCCAAGGTGGAGGCCATCAAGGAAGCCTACCACTACGCGATCATGTCTCTGTCGGGCCGGACCGGGATCACCAGCGAGGAGAGCATGATCATGGAGGAGGCGCGCCTGCGCAACTGGGCGCCGCACGCCGACCGGATCATGGAGGAATATGGGGCGCGCAAGATCGAGCGGCGCTTCCGCATGCTCTGGCGCGCGGGGCAGATCCCGCCGCCGCCGTCAGAGGCCCAGGGCATGCCGCTCCAGGTCCGCTACCAGAGCCAGGCGACCATGGCGCTGCGGGCGCGTGAAGGACAGGCCATTCGGCAGTTCCTCAACGACCTCGCGCCGCTCGCGCAGCTCGACAGCCGCTATGTCGATCGGGTCGATCCGGACGGGCTGACCGAGGCGCTGCATGATGCCAGCCCGACCTTGCCGGCGCGGATCCTGCGTTCCCGCGAGGAGGCGGATCAGATCGCCCAGGGACGCGCGCAGCAACAGCAGCTGCAGCAGGCCATGCAGGCGGCCCAGACCGGCGGGGGCGTCGTGCGCGACCTGGCATCCGCCATGGGAGGGCAGCGCGGTGCCTGACCAGCTCGGCCCTTCCGGGAAAAACCTGTTTTCCGTCAAGGTGATGCCGTGTCGCGTCAGTTCCCTGCCCGGTTGGGCGGGGGCCTGAGAGGAGACATACGATGACCGACATTTCACAGGACATATTCGATCGTTCCGAGAGCATCGCCGAGGCCCTTTGGGTCGCGCGCAATCTGCATGGCGCCCTTCTGCACATGATGGACAGCGCGCAGGCCGAGCGCCGGGAAGATCTCGATGGGCCCATGCGGGCTGTCCTGGAAGCGTCGCGCGACTACTGCGGTCGGGCATCCGACCTGGCCGGCGAAATTGCCCGCTCCGCAAAGGATATCCCTGAATGACCTTCTCCCGAATGCAGATCCTGATGTTCCTTTTCCGGAACAACCGGCGTGCGGCGGCGGAGCGCGGCCGGCGATGGGCGCGTGCCTTCCATACGGATCGGCGCTTAGCTCACGACCTGGTCGAACTGTCGGGGCTGCTGGCTCTGCCGCCTGAGCGCCTGGCGAACGGCGTGGTGCAGCCCGACCCGATCGACCCGATCCGCATGGCCCAGGAGCGCGGCGAGCGCGCCATGGCCGTGAAACTGCTCGCCCTGATGGGCGTGTCGACCGAAGACCTCAACAACCTGATGATGGAGCCTCAAGATGAATATCTGGCTGATGAACGTGATTGACTTCCGCGCCCGCCTCGCGCTGGCGCCTGACGACGATGCAGCCGGCGGCGAACCCCCGGCGGGAGGCGACGCATCGCCGCCGCCCGGTGCCGGGGAACCCGCCCCTGCCGGAGAAGGGGGCGAGGCCAAATGGTGGGAGGACAAGCGGTTCAACGATGATGAACGGCGCAACCTGACGGCCCTCGGGCTTACCACCGAGGATCCGCTCGAGGCGGTGCAGCGTCTGAACGGTATGGAGATCTCGGCCAAGAAGCGCCTGGGCGTGTCCGCCGACCAGCTGCTGCAGAAGCCCAAGGAAGGGCAGGACGTCGCGGACTGGATGCGCCAGAACGGTGGCGTCTTTGGGATCCCCGAGGCGCCCGAGGGCTACGAGGTCAAGCGCCCGGACAGCTGGCCGGAAGGGGCCGCCTGGAACGCTGATCTGGAAACCCAGGCCCGCAAGATCGCCCATGAAGAAGGGCTCAGCGGCAAGGCGCTCAGCCGGATGATCGAGCTCTACGCAGGCGAGGTGAGCCGGCTGGACCAGTCGGCGGGCGAGCAGCTCGCCCAGGCGAACCAGCAGATGATGGCGGATCTGGAAAGGGACTGGGGTGGCAACCTTCCGGCCAAACTGACCCAGGCGAAGCAGGCAGCCGCTGTGCTGGCCGAGAAGGCGGGGCTGTCCTCGGACGCCATGGGCGGCATCGCCCAGGCGCTGGCGCCGAAGACCGGTGACGCCGGCATCATCAAGCTCTTCGCGGCGATCGGCGACATGATGGGCGAGGACAGCATGGACGGCCTGGGTGCCGGCCGCGGCGCGCTCGAGCTCAGCACGACGCCGGCGGAAGCCCGGCAGAAGCTGGAGCAGCTGCAGTCGCCGGGTGGGGACTACTACCAGGCTGTCGCGAAGAAAGATCAGACGGCGATCAAGCGGCTGCGGCCGGAGATCGAACGGCTGACGAAGCTGGCCACTGGCTAGCAATCGATTGCAAGAGGACCCTGGGCATTCACCACGCCCAGGGTCAGGTTCCAGTTAAATGATGGAACGAGCCGCGAGCCTCGCGCCGGGGTAAAGACGCCCTTCAAGGACGTCATTCACCACCCCCTGGCCGATCCCGAAGGCCGCGGCAATCTCGCAGCGGTAGAAGCCTTGAGACTTGAGCGAGAGTATCTGTAGGGCGTCCTCATACGTGACGCATTGTTGGGAGGTACCCATAAAAAACAACCTTTCGTGGTTGGGGTGCCGCCTCCCGAACGCTTGACCCGAACAGAGGTGTTGTGCAAAACACAACATGTAAGAAGTCAGATCTAACGCCGGGATGCGGCACTAGGTTTGAAGTTTGCCGACTTTGGCAAGCATTGGACCGTAGGGCGTGCCACCGCCCTACGGTCATTTCTTTTTCACCGGCCCATTCGTCATAACCCACGAGAACCGATTCGCAAAGCCGCTGATAGTGTAGGCCTCTACAAGTTGTAGAATGCACTGTTTTGCCATTCTGCAATGGCGTGCTTGCTTGGATGTCGGTTCCTGAGTGCGGCGGCTTGGCAGCGGCTTTTCGCTAGATGTTGCTGTCTGAGCCCAGAAAAATAACATGTTATGGGGTGGTTTGAGATAGCATCCACGTCGGGTATGGCGCTGCTTTGGTGCGGCGTTTTGTGCTTCTGTGTGGCGATGTTGGTATTGACTATCATTGGTTGTCATGCATAGGAATGACGCGACGGGTGACCCCTCGGGGTCCGTCTGATCCCGGACAATGCCGGGCGCCACAGGCGAGTGTTATCGCCAGGACGGGTCCGGATTTGCCGGGCGACCCCTCCGAAATCTCACCATCAAAGCTGATTTTTCGAGAGGGGCACGCATGTCCTACCGTCAGACCGTCGAGTCGCACCATCGCTTCACCTACCAGAACAACGTCCGCATGGTCGCGCAGCAGATGCAGAACCCGCTGCGCAACGCCGTCACCATCGTCCCGGCCTCGGGTGAGGCCCAGGACATGGCCGACCTGGTCGATAAGGTCGAGTACCAGGAAGGCGAGGACTACTCGCAGCGCAATCCCGAGAACCCGCCCAAGCGCATCCGTCGCTGGCTGGTCCGGCCGACCGTCATCCAGAGCGGCCAGCTGATCACCAAGGAAGAGAAGTTCGACCAGTCCCAGGATCCGACCTCGGTGCTGGTGTCGACGCACACGAAGGCGGTCGAGCGCGGTGTCGCCGATCGGATCCTCGGCGTGCGCAAGAAGTCTGACGGCACCTACGAGGTCGCCGGCGGCGGGATCCTCGGCTCGGTGCATGAGGGCAAGACCCCGAGCAGCGCCAAGACCTTGCCGGTCGGCAACTACGTGGCCGTCGATCAGGGCGAAGATGCCGCCGCGGGCCTGACCCTGAACAAGATGCGCTTCGCCACCGAGGGTATGGAACTGGACGATTTCGGCCTCGAGGCCGATGACGAAGTCTGGGGCCTGATCACGCCGCGCCAGAAGACCGACCTGCTGAAGCTGGCCTTCGAGACCGGCAAGAACCTGAACCCCTTCGATGTCGACCAGATCCGGAACGGCAAGCCCGGTTCCCTGCTGGGGATCAACTGGCTCTTCACCAACCGGCTTCCCAAGGACAGCAACGGCTATCGCCTGATCCCGCTCTGGACCAAGGCGAACATCGTCTGCGGCATGTGGCAGGACGTCGAGGGCGATCTGTTCAACGACAGCTCGAAGCGCAACCTGCCGCAGTGCCTGGTCGACGCCTATCCGACCGCCGGCCGGGTCGAAGACCAGGGCGTGCGCGTCATCCGCTGCCTCGAGGCCTGATCGGCCGCGTCTGGTGGGCCGATCCTCGGCCCGCCTTTCCTTTCGAACATGACGATATGGAGGCCCAGACATGGCCGTAGTCATCGGAAAATCCGACCTCATCCACGACCCCCTCGTCGCCGGCAGCGTGCCGGCAGATCCGCAGCGTGCCCGCGGTCGCGTCATCGTGGCCATGGGCACGGTTGCCAACCTCGCGACCGACAGCAACACGTCGAAGTATCACCTGGTCGACCTTCCGGCGCAGGCGATCCTGCTGCCCGAGACCTTCTTCGATGTCGAGAACGACGGCTTCGCGCAGATCGTCATCGGCACCGAGACCGATACCGACGCGCTGGTGGACCAGACCAAGGCGACCGGGAACATCGTGACCCCGATCACCCAGGGCGATGCCTTCCATGGCAAGCAGCTCTGGGAAGTGCTGGGGCTCGCCGAAGTGCCGGAAAGCGGGATGATCAGCCTCTGGAAGCATGCCGAGGCCGCCGCCACCGGCGCCGGCAACATGCCCTTCGCGATCCACTACCTGATGTCCTGATCTGCCACGGCGGTCGGCCCTGGGCTGACCGCCGTGCAGCACGTCTTCCGGAGGTCTTCACGTGACCACGCCGATCGCCACCTCGACCATTGCCCAGCAGGCTTTCCGCTTCATGGAGCTGTCGCCGCTGAGTTCCTTTGCGGATGACAGCCCGCAGGCGCAGGCGGCATCCGAGCAGTATCCCGAGGCGCTGCGCATTTGCCTCGAGGAGGAAGACTGGAGTTTCGCGCGTCGCCTGGTCTCGCTGCCCCCGATCGGGGTCCTGCCGGCAGGCCTTGCGGCGGACCCGACGCTGCCCGTGGTCTATCGGCTGCCAGGTGACCTGGTCCGGCTGAACTGGGTTGCCGACGAGGTGAGCTGGCGCCGGGATGAAGATCTGCTCCGGACGGATACCACGGGCCAGCTGCTGATCCGCTACACGCGCCTGATCGACAACGAGAAGGCCCTGCCGGCCCTCTTCCGTACCGCGGTTTCCTACCAGCTGGCGATCCTGCTGGCCCCTCTCTATGTCGGCTCGCGGACCAAGCGCGCCGATCTCGCTGCCGAGGGGCTGGCCGCCCTCGAGCGCGCTGTCACCCATGACAACCGCAGCGCAAGCGCTCGCCGCTGGGATGGTCAGCCTGCCAGCGGCGACTGGGCCACGGGGGCGACGCGATGAGCCGTTCACGCCCGCCCCAGGTTGCCTTCTCCTCCGGCGAAATCTCCCCGCTGCTGCATGCCCGCAACGACTACCAGCGTTTCCAGACCGGCCTGCGCAGCTGCGTGGGCTATCTGCCGTTGCGCCAGGGCGGCGTGACCCGGGCGCCGGGAACGATCTTCCGGGGCTATACCCGGAACAACGCCCCGGCGCGCCTCGTCCCCTTCGAGTTTGCAGTGAACGATGCGCTGACCCTCGAGTTCACCGATGGGTACATGCGCGTCTGGCGCTACGGTGCCCTGGTGCAATCGGAAGGGGCGCCCTTCGAGCTCGAGGTGCCCTACGACCAAGCGGCGATTGCCCGGCTGAGCTGGGTGCAATCCGCCGATGTGATCTACCTGGCCGACGGTGTTCTGCCGGTGCAGAAGCTGTCGCGCTTTGCCCTCGACAACTGGGCGATCGAGCCGGCCAGTTTCACGACCGGCCCTTTCAGGGTGCAGAACCTGGACGAGGCCCTGACGATCCAGGCCAGCGCCGCAAGCGGTTCGATCACATTGACCGGCACGGGCGGTATCTTCACGGCCGATTGGGTCGGGTCCCTGATCCGCCTTCTGCCCGACGGCTACGATGACATCCCTCTCTGGACGAGCAACACCGAGGTGGCTGTCGGGGATCTGATGCGCAATGCCGGCAATATCTACGAGGTTGCCGCCGGGACAAACACTGGCGCGGTGTCGCCGGTCCACGAGGATGGCACGGAACTCGTCGACAAGAACGAGGGCATCAAGTGGACCTATGTCAGCGATGGCACGGGGATTGTGCGCGTCACTGGCTACACCGACGCCAATTCGGTGACAGCCGAGGTTCTCAAGGTTCTGCCGCCACCGGTGGTGACCGCGCCGACCTATCGCTGGTCGGAGGGCGCCTGGTCGCCGCGGCGGGGCTACCCGGCGCAGCTCGAGATCTACGACCAAAGTCTGGTTGCCGGGTTCACCCCCGAAGAACCGCGCACCGTCTGGTTTTCCACGCTGGGCGATTTTGCCGACTTCGAACCCTCGATCGAGGCCGACGGCAGTTTCGCCTACACCATTTCCGGATCGCGGTCCCTGAATGCCGGGCAATGGCTGATGAAAGCCCGGCGCGGCCTCTACATCGGCGCCCTGGGGGAGGTCATCCGGGGGTTCTCGAACACGACGGGTCAGCGGATCGGCCCGACCACCTTCGACACGCAGATCGAGGCGACGGACGGCACCGCCCCGGTGAAGCCGATTGCGCCCTATACCTATCCGATCTTCGTGACCAAGGAAGCCAGCCGGGTGATGGAGATCCGCTATTCCCTCGAGGACGATGGCGGTCGACCGCTGGAGCTGTCTCTGCCTTCCCAGCACCTGGGCTTCGAGGGCTTCCTCGACATGGTCTGGCAATCGGCACCGCAACGCCTGGCGTGGCTCAGGCGCGGCAACGGCGAACTGGCCGCCATGATCTACGATCCGGATCAGGACGTGCTGGGCTGGGCGCCCTGTCCTGTCGCCGGCGGCGAGGTCGAGACCATGGCAGTCACCACCGACGCCACGACCGGCAACGACATCCTCACCATGGTGGTGAAACGCGACATCGATGGTCAGACCGTGCGGATGGTCGAGGAGCAGGCCGTCACCTGGGGCGTGATCGCCGGCGACAGTCCGATGCACGAGGCCGTGCATTTCTTCGCCTCGGCGATCTTCGCACCAGAAGAGCCCACCGACAGTTTCTCGGTCCCTCACCTGGTCGGTGAGGACGTTTACGTCTGGACGGATGCCGGCGAGTACGGCCCGATCACCGTGCCGGCCGGCGGCGAGATCTCGATCGATGCCCCAGTCAGCCATGCCGTCGTCGGCCTGCTCGATGAGACACACGAGGTCATCACGCTGAACGTGACGATCCCGGCACCCGACGGCGATGCGCGCGGGCGAAAGCGGCGGCTGCATTCCCAGAACGGCGTGATGCTGCATCGGACTGCCGCCGGGCGCTTCCAGGTGATCGAGAAGGACTTCGGCCAGCCCGAGCGTGTTGGTCCCGCAGCTGACCTCGTGCCGCGCAGCGTTGCCGCGGATCTGACCCAGGCGGTGTCCGGGGTGGCCAGCCTGGATGCCGCCTCCGGTCATTGTGACGAGGTCTTCCTGCGGTTCAGCCCCTACGGCGGCGCCCCGATGACCATCCTGGGCTGGGTGGCCGATGCAGAGGAGGTCGGTGCCTGATGTGCGATTTCATCATCACCCCCCTCGTGACAGCCTTGGGCGCCGGTGGCGCCGCAACGGCCGCCGGCAGCACGGCGGCGGCGGCAACATCCTTCGCCAGCACGATGCAGACCATCGGCTCGGTGCTGGCCATAGCTGGTCCTGTCGTCCAGGGGATGCAGGTGGCCTCGGCGGCCAAGGCCAATGTCAAGCTGGTCGAGAACCAGAAACGGCACCAGGCGGCACTCGATGCGACCAAGGCCGACCGCGAGCGCCGGCGCTTCCAGTCCCAGCTGGCTCAGCAGCGGGCCGAGCTGGCGTCGCGGGGGGTGCAACTGGACAGTGCGACGGCCGTGCTTCTCGGCCAGTCCGCAGCCGCCGAGATGTCTTTCAATGATCAGGCGATCCGTTCCGGGGCCCAGGCGACGCAGGCCGAGTTGTCGGCCGAGCAGGTGAACTATCGCGCCAAGGCGAGCCAGGCACTGCTGCGGGGTGGCCTCAGTGCCGCCGGCGCCTGGCTGGACCGCCCGGCCGACGAATGGGCGGAGTTGATGTCATGACCCTGACAGTCCCCATGGCAGGATCCGAAGCCGGGCGCGCTGCGCGCCTGCGCGTTGATGCACGACAGGATGGGCAGGCCCTCGGTGCCTTTGGCGAGAAGGTGCAGGGCATCTTCCAGCAGGTCGAACGCTTCGAGCTCGACAGCGAATTCGAGCGTGCCCAGGTCGATGCGACCCGCGATCTGAACAACCTGCGCCTCGAGGTGGAAGAGATCGCCGACCCGCGTGTCGCGGGGCAGACCTGGGACCAGCGCAGCGCCGCGATCCGGGAGCGCTACCTGCAGGGGGACGGCACCTCGGCGGGCTTGAACCAGCGCAACCATGAACGCTTCGGGTTGGCCTTCGATCAGAGCGTGAACGCCCATGGCTTCAACCTCGGCAAACGTTTCCTGGCTGACCGGATCGCGCAGCGCGAGGCGACCTCGATCCAGGCGATGCAGGAGTACACCCGCGCGGCAACCATGGGTGGCGGAGAAAGTGCTGCGGAGTGGTATGAGCGCGGCATCGCCGACATCCGCAATCGCGAAGCGGAAGGCATCATCGATCCCGACCGGGCCGAGCTGCAGATCATCCAGCTGGGTGAGGACATCTACGGCGCGATCGCGACCGAGGATCTGAACGCGGATCCGGCGGCGTTTCTGCGCAAGACCGAAGAACAGGGTGCCTATCCCGGCCTCTCTGCACAGCGGATCGCAACCATGCGCGGGCAGGCCATGTCCGCCATCGAGCAAGGGGTCAAGTTCGGCGCCGCACAAGAGAAGAAGGAGACGGGTGAGTTCCTGCAGGTGATCCGTGCCGAGGCGACCAGCGGCAAGGATGTCCACTGGCAGGATCTGCTGTCGGATCCCCGCATCACGGGGCATGACGATTTTGCCAAGACCGAGGCGATCGTCCTCACGATGCAGGAACGGCCTGAGCTGGCAATGATGTCGGTCACGCAGCTGGATGCGGAAATCGCCAAGGAGCGCAGCACGGCCCCGGGCAACGAGCGCAGTGCGCGCCGGCTCGAGGCGATGCTCGAGATCCGTGACAGCAACCTCGATGGCTACGAAAAGGACCCGATCGCCCAGGCCGCGCTTGTGAAGCTGCCGGTGCCGGAGTTCGCGGTCGAGCTGGATCCGGCCGACCCGACAGCCTTTGCCCAGGGCGTGAGGGCGCGCCTGGCCTTTGCCGAGCAGATGAAGGCGGAGGGCTACGTGAGCGGGGCGCTTCGCCCATTCTCGGACAAGGAAGAAGACCAGCTGAAGCTTCTGGCCGACACGGACCAGGAGCCCGCCACCCGCGCCGCGCTTGCCCGGATCGCGGCGACGGCCGTCGCTGAAGATGGATCGACGCCGGTCCTGGACCTGCTCGACGATCCGGTCCTGTCGCATGTCGGTGGGCTGCTTGCGGCTGGCGGCCGGGAAAGCCTCGGGCAGGAAATCCTGCAGGGGCAGGCGGCGATCGACCTCGGCAACGCGCTGACACCTCCTGCCAGCGAGCGGCTGGAAGAGGCGCAGGCGGTTGTCGGCGATGTCCTGGTCGGCCTGCCCGGGGAAGAGGTCACCCAGCAGGAGATCAACCAGTCGATCGAGGCGCTCTTCGCACTGCGCATGAAGCCGACGGACCCGACGGGCGAGATGAACTCGAAGGTCTATCGCCAGGCCGCGCATGAAGTCATGGGCGGCACCGGGAAGTACGACGGCCGAGATGCGCGGGGCGGGATCCAGGACTTCCGTGGCGCGGAGACAATCATCCCCATGGGCCTGAATGCGGATCAGCTCGACAACACCCTGCGCATGCTGGGGACGGACGGAGACGGCAGCAGCTATCTGGGCGCCTCGAGGTCCTTCACGCCCGAACGGTTCGAAGCGCATCTTCGGGACATTTCCGGCGGCGCGGTGCCGCTGGTCGACGGTAAGCCGATTTCTCGCGACGATCTTCTGGACGCACGCCTGTCCTTCAAGGCCATCGGCGATGACGTCTACATCCTGCAGGTCGAGACCCCGACCGGGCTGAAGACCATCCAGGCCGACACCGGTGGAGACTACCAGATGAGCCTGCGCCGCCTCAGCAGGGTGTTCGCACCATGACTTGGTTCGGGCGGCAGGGCGCAGAGGTCGCGCCGAACGATCCGCTGGTGGGCGGCTTGCCCAGTTGGACCGAACGGGTCGAGCTGCAGTATCGCTGGGATCGCGTCACCACGGACAGCTTCGGCAAGCAGAAGGCCGAGTACGAGCGCGAGCTGCTGACGGAGATGCAGGAGGTGATCGGGCCCGACGTGCCGATCCGCACCAGGACCCGCAGCAGCGACAAGCGGTTCCGCCTGGAGCGGGATCAGGCGGCGGGACGGATCGCCGAGCTGCGCGGCTTCGAGCCCGCGACCTTCGATCGGCTGCCGGCCAGCGTGGCGGAGTTCGATGCCGAGGTTGAACGTCGCCGGCGTGCCGAGCTCGAGGAAATCATTGAATTGCAGGGCAATGTCCCGGAAGGTGCCTGGTTCCCCGAACTCTTGGGCAGTCTCGGCGCCGGCGCCAGGGATGAGTATACGCTGCTGACCCTGCCCCTGGGCGGTTTCTCCGGGGTAGGCGCCAAGCTGGGCTTTGGCGCCCTGGCCGCGCGCACGGCCCTGTCCGAGGGGGCGGCTGGCGCCCTCGGCGAATACGTCAGCTTGCCCGATCAGCGCGAGGCGGCCCTGGACTTGGGGCTGCCCGCACCGGAGGCCGCGAAGCAGGTCGCGACGGCGGCCGCGCTCTCGGCCGGGCTGGGCGTTGCCGGCGCCGGTATCGCCCATGGCTTGACCCGTGGCGCTGACTACCTGCGCACCCGGGGCGAGGCGCGGGCTGAACAGCTTCGCCAAGATGACCGTGCCCTGGATCATATGGTCGAAGTGGAACAGGCTGCGGCGGCGCTGGCCGATCGGCGCATGGCAGCCGAGGTGGCGCGGCAGGAAGGGCAGGGGGCGGCCGAACCTGTGCAGACATCACTTGGCACCATGATCCGCCAGGCCGAAGCTGGGAACGACTATAATAGGGTCAGTGACTTTTCCGTCATCGCGCCGCCGCGCCCGCTCACGGAAATGACCTTGAACGAGGTGCTGGACTATCAGGACGCCAATGTAGCAGCTGGTGCCCAATCCAGCGCGATGGGAGGCTATCAGATCCTACGCAGTACCCTCAGGGGGCTGATCGAGGAACTTGGCCTGCAAGGCGACGAACTCTTCGATCAGGCGATGCAGGAGCGGTTGGGCTTGGCTCTGATGGAGCGCCGTGGTCTCTCCAGGTACCTGTCCGGCCAGATTACCGCAGACCAGTTTGCCGACAACCTGGCCCAGGAGTGGGCCGCCCTTCCGTTGTCGAATGGGCGTTCGGCCTACGCCGGAGATGGTCTCAACGCGGCCGGTGTCGATCGCGGCGTGGTCATGGGGATCCTCGGCGGTGATCGATACGATGCTCCGGTGCGCCCTGCGGGCAGCAACTACACCACCTATGAAACCTCGCGGCCCTACACCCGATCGGGCGAGGTCAGCGTGGGCGACGGGATGCGGGTCGAGGTCGAGTACCAGGTGGTCGATCTGTCGACCCTGCGTCAGGCCAGCGGTGACCTGCAGCCGAGGGATCGAAGCCGGGCAACCAGCGACGCCTGGGTGGCCGAGACCGCGGCGAACCTTGATCCGGCCCGCCTGATGGACGGACCCGAAGCTGATCGGGGCGCACCGCTGGTCGGCCCGGACAATGTCATCGAGAGCGGCAACGGCCGGGCCCGCGCCATCGAGCGGGCCTATGAGCTCGGGTACGATCGTGCCCAGGCCTACCGTCGGCAGATCGAGGCCCGCACCGGTCAGCCGATCCCGGAGGGCATCGAGCGGCCGGTGCTGATCGCCCGCCGCACCAGTGAGCTGGATCCGGACGCACGGCGCCGGCTTGTGGTCGAGGCCCAGGACAGCGGTGTCGCCCGGATGAACGCCACCGAGCGGGCCGGTATCGGTCAGCGGGCCCTGACCCACGACGCGCTGGAAGCCTACGACCCGAAGGCCGAGCTGGGGTCCGCCCGCAATCGTGACTTCGCCCGGGCCTTCATCGGGAATTTCCCGCGCTCCGAGCGGAATGCCTTCCTCTCGGCCGAGGGACGGATCAGCAGCGACGGCATCCGTCAGTTGCGCGACGCGCTCTTTGCCAGGGCGTTTCCGGATCCGGACATCCTCGCCCGCTATGTCGAGGCGGAGCGCGGGGAGCTGCGCAGCCTGATGGACGCCATGGCCGAGGCCGCGCCGGATCTCGCGCGGCTTCGCGCGGCGATCGACGCGGATGTGGTGGCTGCGGAGTTCGATATCACCCCGTTCGTCATCGATGCGGCGCGGCTGATCATGCTGGCGCGGGAGACCGCGGCCGAGACAGGTGCCGGCGTGGCCGGCGTCCTCGAGGACCTGCTGGCTGATGTGGATCTCTTCCTGGGGGATCGTGTCGCGCCGCTGACCCGGGCGCTGGTGCGCAAGTTCATGCCGGGAGGGCGGCAGGCCTCGAAGGGCGCCATCGCCGAGTTCCTGACGCGCTATGCACGTGAGGCGATGGTGATCGGTCGAACCGGGGGCGACCTGGTCGACCGGGCCACGCCAGTCGATGCGCTGCGTCGGATCGATCCTGACACCTTCGGGGATCTGGACGAACTGGGCGAACCTGCTCCGCGGGCCGCGCCGGCCGAAGACGCGCCAGATCTGCGGACGATGCCAGATGGGGTATACGACCAAGGTGCCGCTAGCCGAGAGGCGGTGGCCTCGGACCTGCAGGCGGAGCGAGATCTTCGCGATGTCGTCGCGGCGGCCGCGCGAGACGACGCCACAGGTGCCGCCGCGCTCTCGGAGCAGGACGTTGCGGATGCAGATCTCCGCGCCGAGATCGAGAGCCTTCCGCCAGTCAGGCCTCGATCTC